TTTGGGGTGTTTTTTATATACGATAAAGGTGGCGGTCAATAACTTGCGGCAAGTTTTCAAACAAGGGCGGCGGAAAGGGTCTTGATAATCATTATTGCCGTTAAGAGATTGCTGTTGTTTTTTTGCCTTGTAAAAAATATTCATTTGATTTTTGACGTGTATGGGAGTATTTTAAAAATGTTCAAAAAATGAAGGGAGACATTTTATGAAAATATTTTTTACCGCCGTTTTAATAATTCTTTTTGCTGTCGGTGCACGAGCGCACAGTTCACATCATTTTGATGACATCATCGGTATGATACCGGAAGGTAATTCTGTTTGGCCCGATGGTGATGATTCATTTGAAGGACGGCATGCGTCGTATGGGCAAGACGATTACAGCATAAATTTTTCTAATGGCGATTCATATTACAAAATCGGCGACACTGTTTATGGTTCTGACGGGTCGTCATACACGCGAATCGGGGATACTGTTTACGGCCCCAACGGGTCAACATATACACAAATCGGCGACACGGTCTTTGGGCCGAATGGGTCATCTTACACCCGGATTGGCGATACGGTTTTTGGACCGAACGGGTCATCATATACAAGAATTGGCGATACGGTTTTTGGACCCGATGGAACGACTTGTACGCATTTAGGTAATGATATATATTGCAATTAGTGCCTCTTTTTCGGGCTATTTTTATGTCGCACGTGTGGGTAAAACGGCTCTTATACCTAACAAATTCGGTAAATTGTACGGTATTGTTTTGTGTTAAACATGATGCTTAATCTGTTATCACATAAATATCGCATTTATCGTTCAGTATGATGGCTTGGTTGGTGCAAGTGATTGATAAATCGAATGAAATTTGTTCTAAACCCAACCGGGGATTTAATCCAAAATAGTATGTCGGTAAGTTAAATGCCGCGTTTGAAATCGAACAATAAAATAAAGCGGCGGCTACGGCAAAGAGCAGGGCAATCAAGTTTATAAACCGTGTCATTGAAATTCGCCCCTTTCAACCATATCCAAAATTTTGTATTTAAAATCAGAATTGGCTAACAATTCCATGAATTCGTCAAAGTCAAAATCTTGCTTAAAATCTTCAACACATTGTTCTTGCGATTCTTCGGTGATTTCATCCCCCAAGCTTGCAAACGTATCGCCGTAAGGGACATATTCTTCGGCGTATTCGTGTTCATATTCATCGAAGTACATGTCAAACATGCCTTTCAGGCAGTCTTGAACATATTCTTCAATACCGGTTTGTTCATTTATTTTACTCATAAGACCCCTTTACTCTTTTATTGGCCTATAGATTATTACATATTGTATTTATTATGTCAACTAAAATAAATACGTACTGTAATTAATCTCAGAATATATTGATATTAATAGTAAAAAGAGCGGCAAAGAATATTCACATCTTCAAATAGGGTGACCCTATTTGAAAAGAGCAAACAGTGCAGGCGATTTTGGAGCTTGCCCTTTTAACACATCAAATTTTTTTTATGAACTGAATAGGGCAACGGGTTATCCGTTAGGGCGGTTGTTCCCGACAAAGGCAAACACGAAAAGTAAAATGTGTTTATATTAAAAATAGTTGTTATTTATTCAAAGAAAACGCAAAATTTTACCGTCAGTGCCAGTTTATAATCCGGCTTTTTATCCGCCGCGTAAATTGCTGCCACCAAGAAGGCGGATATAGAAAAATTGTATTATAAAGTCAAATACTTGGAAAATATAACAATGCGCTTATTTGAACACGAAAGCTACAAACGCATAAACCTAAATAATAAGGTGTTGTTTTAAATAAATGTTTTGACAAAACTCCCCCGATAGACAACTAAATGAGTCGGCTAGCCGTTTTTGTCTTTTAAATAGGCGACAACTTTTTCATACGTTGCGACGTCAATTTCACGATAGCGGTAATATTGAAACATCCTTTTCAATTCGCTGTGAACCGTTAAAGGTGATTTATTTTGACGCAAAGACACCTCTTTTACCAATTTTTTTATTTCATCGGCTTGCCTGCTTGTAATTTGGTTTGAAACCGTGATGGGTGTTTGTTGGATGTTGTACGGTGCCGAAACAGGCGTCGGCGACTTGATTAATAAGGTTGTCAATAATGTGAGAGCCGCGGCAGTGACGATAATGACAAAAATTATATTAATGCCGGACATATTGAGGGAAGGGAACATCAAAACATCTGACAGTTTTGTTTGATTTTTGACTTTGACCCGTGAAAGGATTTCTTCGACTTCATCTTTATATTCTTGCATTTTCAAATCTCCAGTGAATAGAATAGTATGCACATGCATACAATGTTATTTTACTGAGAAATTCCAAAATTGAAATAAGAAAATGCTTTATTTAGCCCACTTTTCTGCTTTTCATAATAACATCAGCAATATCAATGATTTCTATCGCCCTGTTTTCTTTGGGAACTTTGATAACCCTGTCGTACAGGGCAAAGACCAAATTGATTTTATCCATCGGTTCCAACTCATAATTGTTTTTGGACAGCCACCCTTCCAACGTTACGTAAATTTCTTTAATCACGTCAACGTTTAAATCCGAATCGTGTTTTTGAGGGGTATCTTCATAAATTTCGGCAATCGAAACATTCATTTTTTGGCAAAAGTCATTGATAAAATCGGTTTTGATTTTGCGCCGACCGGTCAGATAGTGGTTCAACGCCCCTTGCGTAATACCCAGCAAGTCGGCAGCTTCTTCCTGAGAAAAGCCTTTGTTTTCAATAATATGTCTTAACCTGTCTTTTAACATTTTTAAAGTATATTACATTTTGAAATGAAAAACAAATACGGTACGTATTTTTATCTTGACATTATTAATTACATATCGTATTAAAAAAGAGGGGCGGTTAGGTTGTACTCACTTAAGCCGGTTTTTATAGGGCAAGCAATCGGGTTATATTGGCGCGGCGGAAAAGGGAAAAAGTTAAGTTTGAATCATGGCAGATAAGTGTTCATAGCGCAAAGATTGATTACTAAAGTTCAGATAATGGGTTAAAGCTGGCCGGGTATCATAAGTTGAAATATGAGACGAATAAACCAAGGATTAAGTTATTTACGTATGAATGTTATAAGTTGGTTTGGAGTATGCTGTCTGTTCTTATATAAAACTGTTTTCGTTGTGCAAAAAAGGTTAGCGTTAAAAACGGTTGCGAACAACATGGGCAAAGGGATAACAACAGATGGAAAGTTTTATTTTTTATGAAAGTTTTTATGCGGCAATAAAGTTGTTGCCTAAGGAAGAAAAAGCAGATGCCTATGAAGCAATTGCCGAATATTCTTTGAAAGGTATTGAACCGTCTGATTTGCAAGGCATGGCAAAAGTTATTTTCACGATGGCAAAACCACAAATAGATGCGAACACTAAACGTAGGTTGAACGGTTTTTTGGGTGGGCGCCCGAAAAAAGAAACGGATGGTTGTGGCCATGAAAAACCTGTGGTTTGTGAAAATGAAGACTCAGAAAAACCGATGGTTATGAAAACGGTATCCGGTGAAAAACCTAAAAGTAATGCAAATGTAAATGTTAATAACAAAGATAGCAAAAAAAAGATAACAAAAAAAATCATTTTTGATGAAATAGAATACAACGATTGGGAAAAGTTGTTCGCGTATTGGGTACAAGAAAAATCCGGCACCAAGTATACAGCGGAGGGCAAGCAATACGCCCTTGGAAAATTAAAGGATTTATCCGGCGATGATTTTTACGTTGCATCTGAAGCTATTCGGCATGCGGCATTGAACAAATACCAAGGATTTTTTAACGCGAACGGCCTGTTTTATGATGTTCGTAAGGGCAAAAAAGATATTGCAGGTACGCCCAAGGGCGCGAGTGCGTCCGATATCAGAGCTTTTTTATCTGAGGTAAAAAATGAACATACAATTTGAAACAGCGTTTGATATTTTAAGCAATTATTACGGATTGCCCAATTGGGAGGTTAAGCCCAAGGAAGGACAAAGCCGGGATGAAATCGTCAAAGTTTGGTGTTGTGAATTAAAGCCCTATACAGTCGAACAGGTCAAAGAAGCATGTTATTGGTTGACGCGAAAAAAGAAAACAATGACCTTTCCGTCCATCAATGTTTTGATGAATGAACTTTTTAATTCGAAAAAGGAAGGGGCTCAAGAGGAGGAAGCGAAGCGGGTTTATCGAGTGATGCGCGAACAAAAGGGGTTTGACGAAAGATACAAAATTTGTGCACAACGGGCCATTTACGATGTCTATGGCATTTGTATGGAAGGGTATGACCCGGATGTTGATGAGAGATAACCATAAAAAAAACAAAAATTTGTGGGGCAAAAACAGACTTATTAAAGAATAAGTGCGTTATCAGGCGAATTGTTAAAATGTTGAAAAGGGAAAGAGCTAATGAAAAGAACAAACGAAGATTGGTACGTCATTAAAAAAATCAGAGAGGCAATGATAACAAAAGCAATTCATCAACGGCAAAGCTTGCCCAAACAAACGGGTTGCGCGCTTGGACGGCATATGATTATCCCCGATGATTTGCGTAGTTATGAAGATATTGAAGAAGATAAAGAGTATCGCCGGTTACGCGATGATGAAGAAAATATTTCCGAAGTGTTTGAAAAATGGTTGCCGGCGTTAGACCCATTAACACGTAAAATTATTGAATTGAAAAGTACGCCGGGCACCTATTGGGGCGAGGTCAGCCAAGAATTGGTCAAATTGAAAATTGTACGGAGGCATTATTCGAATCGGTGCCTATTACGTATGTTTAATGACGGTATCCGCGAAATTGTTAAAAATTTTATATAACAATGCATTTTGTGTCGCGAAATGTCGCATCTTGGCATGTTTCGGCGTATTTTATGTGTCGCATTTGCCCCTGAATAATGCTATAAAATAAGTATGATTGATTTTTTGTATCATAATCAGTCTCCTTACGCCCCGCTCCCCACGGGGCGTTTTTTGTGCGCATAAAAAAAGGTTTTACACAGTTTAATAAGTATAAATGCGATGAAGGCCGATAAATCAACCGGGGAAAATATGCCCAAACAATTTGCAGTAGGGTCAGAAAAAAAGCATTATTTTTTTAAGGATTTAATGAATGCCAAAAAAAGCAAAGACTTTGAAATACACAGCCAAAGCGGCTGCTGAACTATTTGAAGCCATGGCTTCGGGTGAAACTCCCGGTGCGTTTTGTCGACATAAAAAGATACCGCATGCGCCATTTTTAAGTTGGATTCAAAAAAAATATCCGGCTCAATTTTGGAAAGCCCGTGTAAATTTAGCATATTTTTGGGCTGATGAAATTATTGAAATATCGGATGATATATCTAAGGATTTTAAAGTCAATTCTAAAGGGGAAAAAGTTGTTGACAATGAAGCCATTCAGCGCGCAAAGCTAAAAGTAGATACGCGCAAATGGTTATTATCCAAAATTGTCCCGAAAGAATTCGGAGATGCTTTGGAATTGAAAGGGCATGTTGATGCCAATGTTACAACAAATATACCAAAAGAAATTGCCGAAATGGTTGATGAAATGAAAATGGGTATGAAAGGGGATAAAGACAATGGCAAGTCCCCGATTGAAAACTAAAAGAAAATATCAAGCCATTATAGCCGAAGCACACCAGCAAGGAACCGCTGTTTTAAAAGAAACGCTCAGAACATTATGCCGAAAGGATTTGTTTTACTTATTGGTGTATATTTTGAATCGCGCGGATGCCGATAAAGATTGGTTATTTGACAGATGTCGCGAGGTAGAAGCAAATCCGGACGGCTGTTTGGATTTGTGGGCACGGGAACATTATAAATCGACAATTATTACATTTGCCAAAACGATACAAGATATTTTGAAAAACCCCGAAATAACAATCGGGATATTTTCTCATACACGCAAGATTGCCAAATCATTTTTAATTCAAATCAAATCTGAATTTGAAAAGAATAAAAAGTTAAAATGGCTATTCGATGATATTTTGTTTGAACGGCCGGAACGCGATGCGCCCAAATGGTCGGTGGATGACGGCATTATCGTGAAGCGTAAATCAAACCCGAAAGAGGCGACAATTGAAGCATGGGGATTGGTAGACGGGCAACCCACATCAAAGCATTTTAAACTGATGATATATGACGATGTCGTTACACTTGAAAGTGTCAACACTCCCGAGCAAATCCAAAAAACGACGGCCGCATGGGAAATGTCGCTTAATTTGGGCGCGCAAGACGGTGTTAAGCGGTATATTGGCACACGGTATCATTATTTTGATACGTATAGTGTAATGATTGAGCGCGGTATTGTGGCCGTACGCAAATACGCTGCAACCGATAATGGAAAATTTGACGGTAAACCGGTTTTTATGACGCAAAAATATTTGGATGAAAAGCGTGCTGCAATGGGCCCATATACTTTCGGATCACAAATGTTGCAAGACCCGGTTGCAGACCGTGCACAAAGCTTTAAGTTGGAATGGTTGCGATATTATGAAGGGTTAAAATATGCCGGAATGAATTTATTTTTAATATGCGATTCGGCCGGGTCAAAAACCAAAGGGTCAGATTATACCGTTATGGAAGTATGGGCATTGGGGAGCGATGGCAATGAGTATTTGGTTGACGGTATCCGGGACAGAATGAATTTGACTCAGCGTGGAAAAAAATTTATAGAACTGCACCGTAAATGGCGCCCTTTGCGTGCAGGGTATGAACGCTATGGTTTAATGTCTGACATTGAGTATATTAAAACGTTGCAAGAGCAGGAAAACTATCGCTTTGATATTTATGAATTCGGCGGTTGTGTTCCGAAATTCAACCGCATTCAAATGAATATCCCACGTTTTGAAAAAGGCAATGTGTGGTTTCCTCATAGACTTTTGTTTATAGATTGTGAAGGAAAGACCAGGGATTTTGTCGCAGAGTATATCAAAGAAGAATATATTAATTTTCCGTTGTCGCAGCATGATGACATGATGGATATTCATGCGCGTTTAAGGGGAAAAGCAAAATTATATGGAAAAGAAACGGATTTTGCGGTATTCCCGCAAGCAGTAAGGGCTTTAAACACAAAGCCCCTTTTTGTTAACACAAAAGAATATGATTGGAGAAAATAAAATGTGTGGAGCATCCTCACCTAAAGTTGTCGCACCCCCGCCGGTAACGCCGGATCCTATTGAACAAGATGAAGCCGTTAAAAAAGTTCGTGACGATGAACGTAAAAAAGCCCAAAAAATGCTTGGCCGAGATTCGACAATTTTAACGGGCAGCAGCGGTCTTTCAGACGCAGCCGCCACGCGAAGAAAAACTCTTTTAGGGGCTTAAAACGAAAGCAATTTCAATGATTGATAGTGAAAATTTAAAAAAAGATTTAAGGCAGATTCAAAGTTCCGTACAATCGGATTACGATAAAATGTTGCCTGTTTGGAAACAAGTTGCAGAATATTCGCAATCTTTCCGCGGCAGATTTCCGAATGAAGAAAGATATGCTTATTTAAGCCGAAGCGACCGTGTGATTTCTTCCGCTTTACAAGAAGCGGGGACTATTTTGTCGGCCGGTATGCAATCCGGATTAACCAATCAATCGACAAAATGGTTTAAATTATCTCTTGCAGATAAAGATTTGATGAAATTCAAAGCCGCCAAAGAATGGTTGTTTGATGTTGAAAATGTTTTGTACGGTTTATTAAACAAATCGAATTTTTATGATATCACGCCCGGCGCATATAAAGAAATGGGTTTTTTCGGACAGGCATCAGTTTTACAAGAAAAAAGCTTTAAAACCGGAACGCGATTTTATACCTATACATGTGGCGAATATATGTTCGGTCAAAACGATGATTTGGAAATAGATACACATTTTCGAATTTTAAACATGACATTGGCCCAACTTGTTCGCCGGTTTGGACTTAATAAATTGCCTTTGCCCCTTAAAGCTAATTTCGACAACGGGCAGGTAAGTCAAACGCATGTTGTAATTCACGCTGTTTTGCCAAATTATTATCGGATTAAAGGAAAAATTGATAACAAAAACATGCCGTTTTTGTCCGTTTATTATTTACGCGACATTGAAAACGGATTTCTTTTAAATGTATCGGGATATAAAAGATTCCCATACCATACACCCAGATGGGAAACCGTCTCATCCGATTTATACGGCATAGCGCCGGCATTTAATGCCTTGAATAAAAGTTTGTCCATCCAAAAAATGAACGAAGCGCGGATTTTGGCAACGGAATATCAGGTTCGGCCGCCCTGGAATGTTCCCAAATCGATTGCTGAAGGAATATATACCCCCAATCTATTGCCGGGAGGATCTACCGTCTATGACGATTCCAGACCCGAAGCACGTGTTACGCCGACATTTCAAGTGCAATTTGATACTCAAAATATCAGTATGCTGATTAAAGAAATGGAAGAAAATATCTTCAGCCATATGCACTCCGATATTTTCAGAATGATTTCCATGTCGGACAAATCCATGACAGCAACAGAAGTGGCCATTCGTAAAGAAGAAAAGGTTGTGTTATTGGGGCCGGTATTAAACAATTTGCATCGCGGATTTTTGGCGCCGACCATTTACACAACTTTTGAACATGCCATGGAACTTGATTTATTGCCGCCACCCCCTCCAGAACTTATCGGTCAGGATTTGGGAATTGAATTTAATTCAATGTTGGCGCAGGCTCAAAAAATGGTAGATACGCAAGCATCCGTCGAATTTGCCGGTTTTGTCGGGCAAATTGCGCAATTTAATCCAAACGCGTTGAAAAAACTCAATGCCAATGAATTGATTGATGATTATGCCGAAAAACGCAATGTCAATCCGCGGATTGTCAATTCAAATGACGATGTGGAACAAATGATACAAGCCGAACAAGAAGCTCAGATGCAGGCACGCCAAATGGAAATGGCGATGCAAACACTTGAGGGTGCCAAAACCCTGTCAGATATTTCAAGGAACAACAAACCATGAATTTTATTGAAACAAAAGACGAACAAGAAGCTGCCGAAAGAGAAATAAAAAATAAACTTGAAACGCGCAAAAACGATTTAAAAAAAGTTTTACAAACGCCCGAAGGAAGGCGTTTTTTTTGGTCTGTTTTATGTGAGTGCAAAGTTTATGAACTGCCGCCGATGAACACAGAAGCGGTTTTCTTTTATGAAGGTAAGCGTTCGATCGGGGTATCGCTTATTGCACGTCTTAATCAAGTTGACCCTGAACTTTATTTCAAAATAGCAAAGGAAAATTACAATGGATGATATTAACCAAACTCAATCAAATGTCCAAAACAGCATGCTTTCAAACCAAACGGCTTTGTATAGTGCTAACCAGGAAAATACCTCAAATTCGTGGGCAGTTGAAGGCACTGATTCTGACTCTGCCCGGCAAGGGTTTAATCGTTTAAGCGGTTATGAATCCACTATGCGTCATGAAGATTCTTATCAGTTTGACATGCCCGAAGGGTTTGAATTAAATGAAAACCTGACGGCTGAATTAATGCCGATTTTAAAAGAAAACAACCTTAACCAAGATGTTGCCCAATCATTGGTGAATTTGCATATCAAAGCCATGCAAGATATGCAAAAGCAAACAAATGATGCTTGGTACGGGCAAGAAAAAGTTTGGCTTGAAACAATTGGCAACGATCCGGAATTGAGTAACGCCCATAACCAACATATGGCCTTGCAAGCAGTCAAACAATTCGGCACGCCCGAATTAAGTAAACTTTTGGAGGACACGCGCCTTGGATCGCACCCCGAATTGGTGCGTCTGTTTATCAAGATAGGAAAGGCCGTAAGTGAAGATTCTACCGTGAATGGCACCGCGGGGAATACAAGGCAATTGCCCCGTGATGAAACGGGCGGACCAATGCTTTCTTTTAAAACAATGTAACAAGGAGAATAAAAATGCCACAAACAAAAACAGTAAATAATTTATCATTGATGGAGATTATGAACCGGATTGCCCCGAATGGCAATCAAGCGGCGATTGTTGAAATTATGACTAAAGAAAATGCCATTTTGCAAGATATTCCTTTTATTGAAGCAAACGGCGGATATTATCACAAAGATACCAAACGTACTTTTGTGCCGAAAGGGCAAAAACGTCGGTTTGATGAAGGTGTCGGCAAAAGCTCTTCCAAAACCGAACCGGTTACGTTTCCCATTGCCATGTATGAATCGTATTCGGAAGTTGATAAAGCTAAATGCGACGGCAACCCAAGTCCGAAACAATTTCGCATGGATGAAGCCAATGCCCATATTGAAGGGATGAGCCAAACGTTTGCCGATGCAATTTTTTACGGCAATCATGCGCTCGACCCTGATGAATGTGACGGTTTGGCAACGATTTGCAACAAGCTTGGCGGTACGGTTATTGATGCCGGCGGCACGGGTTCGAAATTAACATCCGTTTATATCGTGCAATGGGACAGGGCAAGCGCTCGCGGTATTTATCCGCGCGGCAGCAAAACGGCCGGCGTAACGCACGATGATTTGGGAGAAGTGACTTTAACGGATGAAGAAGGCAAACAATATCAAGGATATCGCGATCATTTCCAATGCCATTTCGGATTGGGTATTACCGATAAACGCCGTGTTGCCCGTATCGCCAATATTCCGACAGACGGTTCAATGAAAGATTTGAACAAGTTAATCATCAAAGCTTTGCACCGTATGAAACAAAGCGGCACCAATGCCGTTATTTATGCCAATGCAACGGCGTTTGAATATTTGGATATTGAAGCCTTGAATAAAGCAACCGTCGGATTGACGGACGCTTTCGGACGTCCGGTTGTTCAATTCAGATTGGGCAATCCGATTCGCTTGTGTGAAGCCATTTTGGACACGGAAGAACAAGTCAAAGCTTAAAACTTTACCTTTAAAACGGCCTTAACGGTTGTTAAAGCCGTTTTATATATAAAAAGAAAGGATTTACATCATGAGAGATAATTTACAAATTTATACGAAAGATTTACAACCGCGCGCCGTTGCTGCGACGGAAACAAACACACTTGATTTTGGCGGCCAATCCGATTACGGCAAATCCGAAACAGCCAATTATTTTCAAGTGCGCGTTACACAAGCTTTCGCCGGCGCGAGCGGTTCAAAATTAAAAGTCGAGCTTAAACACAGCGATGACAACACAAATTTTGTGACAGTGTGTGCAAGCGATGAAACAGCGGTTGCTGATTTGATTGCCGGCAAAAGCATGATTTGTCAGGCCTTGCCTGTTGGATTTAAACGTTATTCCAAAGTCGTAGCGACCGTTTCCGGCGCCGCTATGACGCAAGGGGCTTTAACGGCTTGGTTAGGGTTGCGCGAAGAAGTTTAAGCAATTGAATTGAACAAAGGGATGAATTAAAAGTAATTCATCCCCTTATAAAAAGAGGCATCTATGGATAAAACACAAATTTGCAATATGGCGCTAAGAAGGTGTTCAAACAGTACGATTTCTAATTTTCAAGAAGACTCTGTTAAAGCTTCCGATTGCCGGTTATTTTGGAACCCTTGCCGAGATATGGCATTGAAATATCATGATTGGAGTTTTGCACGCCGCGAATCAGCCCTTGTTTTATCAAATGAAGAAATTGACAAGTACAGCTATGTGTATGTTTATCCGTCTGATTGTTTAACCATTCGCCGAATATATGACAGCGACGGCAATGAGCATAAAATTCATCCGCATCAGGAAAAAAGAGTTTTTGATATATTTGTTTCATCCAATAAATCCGAAAAATTAATTGCGACGGATTTGAAATTGGCACGTATCGGATATACGGCAGTGATTGACAATACACAAATATGGCCGGCCGGTTTTTGTCAAGCCGTTGCTTCTTTGATTGCCAGTGAAATTGTTAAAGGTGAAACGGGTTCGTCGGCGGCGGATAAACATTTTCAAAATTATGTTACTTTAATTGATTTGGAAAAATCATTGGATATTGAAGAAATCAAAAAAGCCATACATATACCCGACAGACATTCATCCTTTTTGCCGGGGTATATCGCCCCACAGGACCATCATATGTGGAGTAAAAAATGACATTTACACTCAATCAACCTTCATTCGCCAGCGGAGAGATTGCACCGTCCTTGTGGGCGCGTACGGACCAAGAACGATATCAAACGGCAGCAAAAAAGCTGGTTAATTTCATTGTTCGGCCACATGGCGGGATTGAAAAACGTGGCGGTTCTTATTTTGTCGGAGAAGTCAAAAACAGTGCAAAACCGTCGCGCCTGTTTCGATTTCAATTTTCTTCGACACAAGGATATGCTTTGGAATTTGCCGATAAAGTCATGCGGGTTATTTCCGAAGGCGGGTATGTTGTCAATGAAGATGATGGTACAGCTTATGAACTTGAAATACCGTATTCAATTGAAGATGTATGGGAATTAAACTACGAACAATCGGCTGACGTTATCTTTTTGACGCATCCGCTTTATGAACCACGTATGTTGAAACGCTATGACCATACGGATTGGCGGCTTGAAACGATGGTGTTTTCCCCTCAAACTCCGGCGCCAACAGGATTGTCATCATCAGAGACAGGCGATGAACAATTCAAAGTAACGGCTATTAATGAAAAGACGGGTGAAGAAAGTTTGCCGGTTTTGATAACGGGGGCTGCAACGACGACCACCTTGCAGTGGAATAAAGTTGAAGGTTGTAAAAAATACAGTATTTACAGACGTTCTGCCGGCATGTTCGGATGGATAGCCACGATTATAGATGAAAGTGGGCCGAATGCAAAGGTAACTTTTAAGTCTGCGGATATTAAACCGGACTATGATGTAACGCCGCCGACATCGCGCAATCCGTTTGACGGCAGCGGCAATTATCCGTCAACAGCAGCCATTTATGAACAACGCATGTGCATGGCGGCTACGTTGTCCGATAGTGAGTTGGTAGAGATGTCCAAATCATCAAATTATAACAATTTCACAATGTCAAATCCGTTGTTGGATGATGATGCTATTTCTGTACGGGCAGCAGGGCAAAAAGTCAATACGGTTTACCATTTTATCCCCCTATCTGAGCTTTTGATATTGACCCAAAACGGTATTTGGAAAGCAAGCAATGGGGGAGACAGCCCTTATTTGTCGCCGAGATCCATTAAGTTAAAGCCGCAAAATCAAATGCAGTGTCATAACTTAAAGCCGATTATTATCGGCAATACAGCCCTATATTATGCAGACAGACGAATTAGGACGCTTGGGTATTCTTTGGAAGTTGACGGATATGATGGTGTGGATATATCAATATTTGCCAGCCATTTGTTTGAAAATAAACAAATTATTGATTGGACGTATTGTGGCGAAAAAAACCTTATTTTAATGGTGTTAAACACTGGAGAGTTGGTTGCGTTGACTTTTATGAAGGAACATAAACTTTATGCCTTCACAAGGTTTCAAACCGCCGGTTCATTTGAAAGCATTGTTGCCGTACAAGAAGGTCAAACCGAAAGCGTATATGCAACAATCAAACGTGAGATTAACGGCCAAATCAAAAGGTATGTTGAAAGATTTGTAATTTCACAAAAAATAGAAGATAGGCATTCGGATTATTTGTTTTTGGATTGTGCCGTATCGGCAAAATTTGAAAATCCCGTTTCGTCCATACAATCGGGGCTTGAATACTTGGAAGGGCAAACAGTCGCGGTGTTTATTGACGGGGGATTTCAAGGGTTAAAGACCGTTATTAATGGTGGTGTTGAATTGAACATACCGGGCAAAGACGTTAAAATCGGTTTGCCTTATGAAGCTTTGTTGCGAACATTGGATATCGATTATCCGACAGACCAATTAACGTCAACGGCACAAGGAAAATTGAAAAAGGTTTCAAGCGTAACATTGTGTGTTGAAAATTCGGGTATTTTTGAAGTAGCCGCACATGAAGAAAGCCCATCTATGGATTCAAAGCTTAAATACATCAAATATGGACAAGCGCCTGATTTAATGACTGAGTATGTCAAAGTTGACCTATATGCCGGATTTACCAAAAACGCAGAAGTTTTTGTCAGAAGTGCGGCACCGTATCCTCTGATTATTAATACAATATTGCCGGAGATTGTTCATGGCGGTTAAGATAAGAAAAACAAAGTTGAAGGATATATATGCTTTAGCCGATAATGTCCGCGAAACGGACAAGCGGGAAATCATGCTTGCTTCGGGACACACACCGCTGGAAGCATTGAAAATGGGCTTTGAGCGGTCATACTATGTACGGACAATTTTATATCAAAATGACGTTATCGGCATCTTCGGCGCCACGAAACATTGTATTTTGTCCGACAGTGCCAGTGTTTGGTTAATTGGGGCTAAAGATTTTTTTAAGGTTAGAAAAGATTTGTTAATACATAGCAAACATTATATCAAACGTATGCTTAAACCCGTTGCTAAATTGGAGAATGATGTTTGGGTAGAAAACAAAGCGTCAATACGTTGGTTAAAATGGTGCGGGTTTGAGTTTGATGAACCATGCCCATACGGTCTTTTAAAGGTACCTTTTATGCATTTTTATATGAGAAAGGAGAAATAATATGTGTTCAGTAACAGCAGCGGCAACAACCGCCTTAGTTACCAGTCTTGCTGCCGGCGGTGTCAGTGCCTATGGGCAATATCAACAAGGAAAAGCCGAAAAATCAGCAGCAAATTACAATGCACGCATTGCCAATTTACAAGCCGATAATGAAAAACAAAAAGGCTTGGAAGCCGAAGCCGAACACGCTCGCAAAGTGAAACAACTCCAAGCACAACAACGTGCCGGTATGGCCGCGAATGGTTTAGACTTGACAAGCGATACACCTATGAGTATATTTGAACAAACGGCAGAATGGGGAGAACGCGACCGTCAAACAATCGCACATAATACGGATATGGATGTATGGGGTTTGCGCTCCGGGGCTTCTCTGTATAAAGCCCAGGGAAAAAATGCTTTGATGTCCAGCTACTATGGAAGTGGAGCTACACTTTTAAATAGCACCTCTGATTCGTTGTGGAAAGCAAAAGATAGTGGTTTTTTTGATGATAAAAAATAAGGAGTGGTTAGAATGAAAAAATTGTTAATTATAATTTCATTTTTGTTTTTAACCGGTTGTATGGGCAGGGGAACGGGAGAAAGTGAAAAGTTATATATTAGTAAAACATCTGAACCAAAGATTATAGTGGTAAATGCCAAAGAAAGCAAAATGCGGGTACAAATTGAACAACAATTGCGTAAAAAAGGATTTCAAATTAAGAATTATTCTTCTGCATATGTTATTAAAAAACATGAATCTGAACGTGATGTATCTCATGCAAAATTCCCAACACGTTTCGTGCTAAATATTTCGGGTAGCTGGAGAGAAAGATGTTTCGAGGGTGGGTATCCCATCTTATATATAATTGCCGAATTAGTCGACCAAAATACGAATGAAACGATAGCATTATATCAGGGGTCCGGATATACAGAAAATTGTTCGCCCTTATCAGGAACAATATTTGAAGAGATTGCATCTATGGTAAATGATTATTGGAAAATTTAATCTGATTTTATAATCTAGAAAACTTTTTAAGATTGTGAAGCAATCGGAATCGATATAAGATTTGTAAATGAATAAGCCTCGGACAAGCCGGGGCTTTTTTAATGGAGAAACGAAGTGGTAAAAATATATGACAGTACGCAAGCAATGCGGCAAAGCTTAAATGCGCCGACAGCTACAGCCGAAAGCTTCGGAGCCGGCATCGGACGGGCATTACAACAAGTCGGGCAAGGATTATCTTCTGTTGCAAATATGGGGTTTGATATTGCCAAAGAAAAAAAAGAAGAATATGATACATTGAAAGTATCGGATGTTGACAGAAATTTATCTGTTACATCAATGGACTTGATGAATAAAGATATTTTTTTGCGGGAAGGCGAAAAGGCTTTAGGCGCATCAAAAGAATTTGAAGAAGCTTTTGATAAAAAAGTTAATGAACTGTCCGAAATTTTGGAAAATGCCAGCCAAAAACGGTTATTTTTCAAACTTGCCCAAAAGCGCCGAGAAAATTATTTAAATGTGATTAACTCGTTTGAACGCGAACAATTCCAAAAATATAAACAAGATAACATGCAAGCTTCAGTTGATAATGCTATTGAAGAAGCTTTGGCCAATTACACCAATGACGATATTGTGCAGATGTCTTTTAACAAGGGTTTAGCTGCAATCAGGGCAAATTATGTAGGCCAGGGCGAAATTGGTGTTCAGAAAGAAAGGCAATATAAGGCATCTTTTTATAAACCGATGATTTCCAAATTGTCGCTTGAGGATTCGGAAAAAGCGCGCAATTATTATATGGCGCATAAAAACGATATAGCTGCGTCGGAACATGAAGCAATAGAGCGGATGATATATGACGATACTGTCAAACAAAGGGCTGTCAAAAATGCCGATACATTGTGGATGAACGGCAAGTCCGAACGCGAACAGTTGGATGAGGCATACAAAATTCGAGATGCCGAAGAACGAGATTTGACGATTAATCGTATTAAATCCCGGTGGTCAGACAAACGGCGCATGGACGATATTGAAAAAAAAGAACGGCAAGAAAAACAGTGGGAACAATTTACTCAATCACAATCCGCCGAAGAGGCGCTAGACATCCTGTCTGCAGTAAGTGAGCCTAATTTTAGAAAAACGCTTGAAAATGAATACGGTTATCGTTGGCTGGGAATGGCAAAACCCAATTCTTATCAATATCAAAAAGGGTTAACGTTACAGGCAAACAATACCAAATTAACGGCGGATATCGACACGGCCATACAAGATGGCTTTATTCCCGATTCACTGATAAATACGATTGAAGGGATACAAGATGAGCAAACTAAAAAAGCTTATCAGAACTATGTTTCAAAAGGCGGCATAATTGAAACGGATTCAAAAACATATGTTATGTTAGACAGTCTGGCTCAACGTAACCCGTCAAATTTTGCCGGCATTGATTTAAATCATTACATTGACCAATTGTCTGTTGCGGACAGAACGCATTTGCAAGCTGTTCAAGATGATATCCAATGCAATCAAATGAATGAGATAGGAAGCGGCAAATACACGGAGTTTTTGTCAAGGCATGACCATGTCAACAGATATATGAGATTGCTGGGGATAGATGAAAAAGAAAAGCCGGAAGAATATTACAAGGCAATTGTCCGTCTGGAAAGTGCCGTCAATGAATATGAATCCACCCAATTGCAAGGGAAACGCAAAGCTTCAACTCAGGAAATTGATACAATCGTGACACGGATGGCCGGTTCGTTTAGCCAAGAAGGTTGGGAATTTTACAAAGATGTAAAGTTACCCCAATTGGCAGGGCAACCTGTAGAAAAAAGGGCAAAAGTATACCAGCCGTTCAATAAAATTTCTATCGGGGATTTATCCGATATCAAAGCATATCTTTTTACCCAAGGGATATCCGGCAATCCGGCAACGGACAATCAGTTAAAAAAGTTGTATCAAAAAATGTATCCGGCTATTTTGGGCCGCGATAGAGAAACAATGGATTATCTTATTAACCAATATAAGGATGTCAAAAAATGAACTTTGATTTTGACGAAAAGCAACCATTAAAAAATAGGCAAAAAAGTTCAATTGCTATGTCTCTTGTCCAAATGGACAAAGAAAATACATCTATGTTGAATAATGCACGTTTTCAAGCTTCGCAAATTACGCCCGACGAAGCGGCAGAAATCAAAACGTTGGCAGATAAAAACGGTATCAGTTTTGAGTTGGCAAAAGCGCAAAAAGTACGTTTAAAAACGGACGAAATGTTCTTAAAAATGCAAGAAGCTAAAAAAAATGCTCCTTATTTTTCCAATTTATTAGGCGATGCGACATATGCATCATTAACCCAAGACGATATTGACAATTTGATGAAAATCGAAACAAACGTTGTTGAAAAAATATGGGATATTGAACGGTCATTTATTGCTCCGTTGCCGGAAATGGCCGGAGGAGCGATTTCCGGTTTGTATGAACTATATGCAATGAAACAGCGTTTCGATAATCGTCAGATGCAAAGTAATTTGGCTTTATTAAAATCATGCGGCTTGGAAAAGACCCGTTTATACCGTTTTTATGAAACTTTATATCAATGGCACAACTCCTATACCAATTTTTGGAATGAATATGCAACCAATGCCAAGGAAGCCAGCGATAACACATTCGGGGCTGTGGCGGATTTTATCAGACCCAATGAAAATCGTCAAAATGCGGCAACAAAGATTGCCGAAACGATTGGTCAGATTTCCGGACAAGCAGCTATGGGAGCATATGGCTGGGTTGTGATGGGTTTGAATGCCATCAATGCGCAACAAGAAAGCATGCGCAAAAACGGCATTTATGGAACTGAACGCGGTGATATGGCAACCGCGGGTGTTTCGACGCTGCTGATGGGCAGTGAAAAACTGCCTTTTGGGAAAGTTTTAAACAAAATAAATCTGGGTAACGGTTTGACCAATCGTCTGATTCGTACGGGTGTTAATGCGACAGTTGGTGGTGCCAAAGATGGCTTTCAAAGTGTCTCGACCGACATGATAAACAAATATGTCGCAAGAATAGATAAAGATTGGCACGATATCGGTTATGATGCTTTAATGTCAGCAGTTAATGGAATGGCCGCTCAAGGCATTTATTCTTCCGTATATAACTTGATTCCGTCAAATAAAGTGCAACGTAAAGCTAATCGGCGTTATAAAAAAACAAGTAACAGCAAAAAGAAGAATGTTGAAAAAAATATTTTAGATATAAATCCTAAGGTCAAACGAAAATCAAAAAAGGCAGTTGGTCAACAGGCTGAAAAAATCCCGAACCAAACAAATGCGGATGGTTTAACAGCACCAAGTGATGCGGGTGCCGATTTGACAAATCAAGTTCGTGGATTGCTTTTTGTGGGTCCGTTAAGCGTAGTTGAAGGATTGGCTCAATTAGGCGATATTGCAGATGCCAGTACGACTTTAAAACGAACGCCTGATGTGTTTGCAAACATTGTCAATAAAATCACCGAAAAAACGCATTCAAATGTATTGTATTTTAATGCGGTTGACCTTCAAGAAACCTTTGGAAAAAATACGAACGATTTGGCGGCTTTTTTGATGCAAATGAATATTCCCGAGGCCGATTTCAAAACGGCAATTGAAAGCGGCGGCGATATTAAGGTCAACACGGGTGATTATGTTGCCAAGATATCCAAAAATGAGCAACTTTATGACTCGCTTAATCAGGTTGCTCGATTAAAAGAAGACGCGCTGAGCATTCACGATGCAAAACGGTTCGTTGAACGCACATATGCAGATACGGAACGTTTAAAAGATGAATCTGAAACACGTTTAACACCGCACGAAACATCTGCCCAAAATGTATATTCTACGATGATGTCTGCTTTAAACAACCAGGCTGTGGACCAAACACAAGCAAAATCAATAGCAAGAATGTGGATGGCACGGGCGGATGTTGCAACACGCGGCAAAAATATTTTGCCGTTAGATTGGTTTAACCGTGCAATGGGTAAAAATTCGGCAGACATCAAAAACAAGATTGACATTCAAACCGGCCCGGAGGATTTCAAAACGGATGAAACGGCCCAAAGAACAGATATGTTTGAGCGCCGGGTAAATGACACACAACAATGGCTTAATGCTTACTTATTCAAAACAAGGGACGAATTTATTAATGAATCTGTCGGGTTATTTTTAAACGATTTTGTTCACTCTACTGTTGACGATACCATTTTATCCGCCCAATTGTCAGGGCTTAACAAATGGATGGGCTTAAAAGACGGCGAAATGACCAAACAGATGAAAGAAAAATTCGGCCGTTCTTTTGTAAAATACCTGGTTGAAGGGGATGTTCCCGATAAAGCCTTAAAACCTGTATTTGTGCGTTTTAGGCACTGGCTGTCGGAAATGTATCGAAACTTATCCTCTTGTAACGATGTCACGCAAAAAGAGTCGCACATAGCCGAAACAAAATTGTTTTTTGAGCAATTAATTGCGGTTGAAAACCAAATCAAAGAAGCCCGAAAATTAAATGCACAAAATGAACCGTTACCGCGTCATTATTTTAAGTCGCAACAAAAATATGAAGGGTATCTTGATGATTTGCAAAAAGCGGATGATGACGCTTTAGATGAAGTTATTCGGCGGCGCGCTGAGGCCGTGACGCATATGCGCAGCAAAGGATATTTAAAAGAATTTAATGATGAATTGGCGAGTGCAAAAAAACGAATTGAACAAATGCCAAAATATCGTTTGATTCAAGCCTTGGATAATAAATCATTACAATTTAATGCCTCATTGTCAAAGGCATACGGTTATTCATTATCATCCGCATGGTTATCCGAAAATGGATGTGCGCCCGAAGATATTGCCCAAGATATCGGTTATGGGTCCGCAGATGAAATGTTTGCCGACTTGATGACGGCGGAAAACTTTGACGATACGGCAGTTCAATTGGCTACTGACGTTATGATGCAACGCCATGAGGATATGTTTGATAAATTATCCTTTGAAGATAATATTGCCAGAAGTCTTTATAATCAATCGCAAATTGAAAATCTTATCACCGAAGAGGTCGTATTGCGCGACGGGCAAATCACCGCCCGAATGAAAAATATTTTACAAGATGCTATATGTAAAACGGGTGATAACATTATCCGACAAGCAACATTGCGTGATGCAATGAACATTCGAAAATATGCCGGGCAAGCGGTTAAGGCAGGTGAAGATTTTGATTGTGCCGTTCGTGATAACAACACAGTTAAAGCCATAGAAACGAAACATCGCCAAGCATTATCTTCTTATTTGGTAAAACGTTCGTATGAAGCGGAAGATAATGTTGCAACAGCCGAAAAATTTTTTGATACCTTAAAAGATTGCGAAAGAATAATCGGCCCTAAATACTTCGCGCAAATTAACGGCCTTTTAACTCAGCACGGATATTGGGATACTGATTTTGAATTGGAACAAGATTTCAACTCATTTGTAAATGATTTGGCTAAAGGCGGTGAGCCCGCACCGGTTGTTCATCCTGATTTATTTAATAAAAGGCATACAACATATCATAATATGACTTATTCGGATTTTATGGCGTTATATGAAGGAGTCAAATCCATTTATTCGGTGGGTTGTAATGCACGGTTTATGTTGAAAAAAGGTACGCGTCAAGAAATTGGTGTTATTGCTGCGAACTTGGCAGGAGCCGTTTACAATCATGCAAAACCGATTCAAAAAGATGTAAATGTTAGTTTGTTTGACAATAAAATTAAAGGGGAACTGTTTAATAATAAAATCAAAGATATTGAATCAGAACTTATTAAAATTGAACAAATAGCCCTTGAGTTTGACGGTGGAAAACCCGGTCTGTTTTATAATGAATTTTATCAACGGTTAAATGATGCCGAAACAAAAACAATGTTTGAGTTGAATAATCTTGATAAAAAATTGGCTGATATTTTTAAAGATTATGATGCGGCACAGTTGGATATGCGTTTCAAAATCGACGATCGCAATTTTACCATGAAGCAAATTTTAATGATTGCTTTAAACTGGGGCAATGAGTGCAATCGTGCCGTGTTGTTAAATGCGATAGAGGGATTGACCGAAAATCATGTTAACCAAGCCTTATCGAAATTATCAAAAACCGATTGGAAAAATATTCAAAAAATTTGGAATTTGATGGAACATTGCCGTCATGTAAGTAGTGATTTGGAAGAACGTATAACGGGTGTACGGCCGAAAGATGTCGAACCGTGTACCATTCGCACACCGTTTGGCGATTTTAAAGGCGGGTATTTTCCGGTTATTATTAATAATGAAAAATCAGGTGTTATTGAAGATAGGGAAATTCGTCATACGATAGATTATGCTTTGGATATTCCGCAATTCAAATCCATTGCGATACGCGGTCTTTTAAAATCTCGTCAAAGTAGCGGACAATCGGTTATGTTTGACGATTTAAATGTCATCAAAAAATATTTTGCCGATTTTGTAACAGATATTAATTATCGAGAAGCTAAAATTGATATGGCACGCTTGCTTAAAAATGAAGAACTCGCGAAAGCCGTTCAATCAACAATTGGCAAAAATGGGTATAGCAATTTGCAAAAATGGATATCGGATGCGGGGATTTGCAAAAAGCCGTTTAATACCCTTGCAAGGTTAATGGATATTTTACGTATGAATGCAATTAACTTTTCAATGTCCGACATCAAAATTATGGCAACCGAATGCTTTGATTTGGGTCAAACGGCAATTAAAGCTGGTGGATTTAATACGGCTGAATGGACAATGAATTATATCGCCTCATTGGGAACAAAAAAATTCAAAGAATATGGCCAATTCATTCTTTCCAAATCACAATTTATGCGCCATTGGGCAAAGGAATCAAACAGGATTTTTAAGGATTATTATGCTCAAAATTTTGGGAAAGGAACAAACGGCGGTATCACAAATAAAAAAGCTGAATTCTTTTTGGACGGCATTCAAAAAATAGATTTTCTGATGGGCAGTATCTCTTGGCGCGCCCGTTATGAAAAAGCGTTGCTTTTGGGTAAGACCGAAGCTCAAGCTGTTTCATACGCTGATGGTATTATGCGCTCGATGTACAAATCGAAAATGGGTCAAAGTTCAATTCAAAAACAAAAGGGAAAAAACACTTGGAAAATTTTAACAACTTTACTTCCTGTCTTTGATGTAATGTATAACCGGTGCCACCGCGCTGCCGTAGGGTTTCCAAATGGGCAGCGGTATGAGGCATTGATACGCGAAACGGCACTTACATGGTTGTCACATTCGTTTTTGGAAGCGTACATTCGTTGGCTTTTGGATAATAGTAAAAAGAATAAATGTGGCGCTGTTTCACTTTTTGCCGAAAAGACCATTAATCGACTTTTTGCCTTGAACCCACTGACTTTTTATATGTCCAATTCATTTAAAAAGTTGGCTGTGCAAGAAACAACAGGACTCATGAATGGTAAATTGTTGAATTCAAAAGCTGTTAAAAAAGCAAATGAAATTGATGACGTTATTTTTAAAGATGACGAGGATTTTGTGAAAAGTTTATTCCATCAAATTAAACAAAGCGAGTTTAAACCGGCAGAGTTTATGTGCCGTGATCCGAAACAATAATGAAAGGAGAATAAAAGGTGAGTGTACCGGTAGAAAACAGTAAAGATATCCGATTAGGGGATGGCCAAACAACAGTTTGGCCTTTTTCTTTTGTCGTAACGGATAAAAGCCAGATTCATGTCATTCGTGTCAAGCCAGACAAAACGCAAATCAAATTGCCGGCAGGATCTTTTGAAGTGTTGATAAAAGATTCGGGCGTTGGCGGCAGTATTGAATATCCCGTGTTGGAAGGGGACAATGATGTTTTAAAAGAAGGGGAAAAAATTATTATTTACCGCGAAACGGATTTGCTGTCTGATTTTGCCCCGAAAAACGGCGAAACGTTTGACCCGGTATCAATCATGAAAGCGGTCGATAAACTAACCCTCCAAAATCAAGAGCAGGCTGAAGCGCTCAATCGAAGCGTTAAAACAGATATGACAGAGGATATTTCGCCGGATGATGTTTTGGATTCAATTAAGAATTCGGAAGCTGTTTCAATTGAAAGTGCTATACTGGCACGTGCATGGGCGATAGGAGATGATGAAGAGGTGCCTGAACCCGGGGAACATTCATCAAAAGGAAATGCAGGGTTAGCGTTTGCGATAGCGAATGCAGATGAGGATGTTCCGATACCGGACTTTAGCATGCCGGCTGCGGCAATGATAAAAGGGGAAAAGGGAGACCCGGGGCCGCAACTGGAAGAATGCTTGGCCGCTATTGAAGAAAAAGGCGGTGCGGTCTTGGCCGCTATTGACGAGGCTCAAACACGAGCAGATGCCAGTGTTAATGTTGTTAAAGAATACAAAGACGTTGTTGTAAGTTCTGCGCTGGAGGCGACCAATCAAACCGTTATAGCCTCTGAAAAAGCGGCCACTGCAGTTGATTGTGCTATGTCGGCCGGTGTGAGTTCAAGCAATGCGGCGCTTAGTGAAAGTAATGCGGCAACAAGTGCCGTCAATGCAATGACACAAGCAAATATTGCCACCGCCCAAGCAAGCAACGCCGGTGTGTCTGCAGCAAATGCGGCTGTAAGTGAGGCATGCGCTTTGAGTTATAAAAATGCGGCTGAAGGTTCAGCGACAACGGCAACCACTAAAGCGGGCGAAGCAAGTGCATCAGCAACCCAGGCTGCAACTTTTGCCGACAATGCGGCGAATTCTGCAACAAGTGCTGAGACACAAGCAGCAGTTGCCACGTCTAAAGCAACGGAAGCAACACAACAAGCGCAAAGAGCACAAAATATTTCCAATGAATTCGAGGAGAATGCGACTGAAAAAACAAACACTTACAATACAAATGCTCAAGAAAAATTATCCACATATAATGCCAATCACACGCAAAAGTGTGAAGCATACAACGCGAATGCGGTGGAAAAATTGAATGCAATAACAAACGAGGGCAATACTCAAGTAAATTTAGTAAGGAGTGAAGGAGCCGAACAAACCAATGAAGCCCGGGCATGGGCAATTGGAGACGATGATGAGGTTCCTGTAGCAGGGGAACATTCTGCGAAAGGGAATGCGGGATTGGCATATGCGTTTGCGAACGCGGATGAGGACGTGCCGGTTGATGAATTTGAGTGCGTCTATGCCAAGAGGATTGAGACGCTTGCAACATCCGGAACAATTGCGTTGGCAGCGAATAAAATTTACAAAATAGCGCCAACGGGTGCAATAACGTTCGTATTGCCGACGATAGCGGATGAGAGCGTCTACAGTTCAATTATTATACAAGCATATTTTGAACAGGTTGTTGATGTTTCCTTTGGTGTTAATGCAGGGCAATACTTTAATGGGCAAGAACCGTTTGTCCAAACAGGGTATGTCAATTACATCTATGAATATGATTCAAATGCCGGTGCATGGTATATTGGTTCGGTTGTGAAGGGATGATAAATGCAAAATTTGACCAGAAACATGATGATGTTGATGAGAAGCAAAAAAATCAATTATTTAGAAGGTACCGGTACGCAGTTTATTCGGCTTTTCGAAGGAATAACTGATGAAACTTTCGGGCTGAAAATGATTTTCTCAATGCAAGAAACCAATGATAATTATCCTGCAGGGTTTACAACAACGAATGGGAAGAAATTTTTATTTTTTGGAACTTATATGTCTGCATGGCGCAATGGTTATGGGAATGCCGGCACGGGTTCGACTAAGCCGTATTACTATTTTTCAAAATACCCGTGTGGAATAAACAACTTTTATACCGCCGGACTCAATTTTTTAAATGATAAAATGGGATGGTTCGAGGACGAAACCCCGGAGAGATTGACTGACGCAGAACAAAAATTTACAAATGTAGATTTTTTGTTATTTAAATCTTATGCCGCACCCCTTAAATGCCGAATAAAGCGTGCGATATTAACGCGTGGTTCAGAGATTATCCGCGATGTTACCCCGTGTTTGGATTACCATAATGTGCCATGTATGTATTGTTCTGTTACTCGGCAATATTTTTACAACGCCGGTACCGGAACTTTTTTATATGGTTAATAAGGAAAAACATAAAATGCGGAAAACTAAGAGACGGGATTTTAATTTTGGTATCGTAACAAAAGTTAACTGAAAACGAAACCGTTATTAATTACGTTTATCGTATTCATGCATTAAAAAAATAATGATTGTTTACTCATTGAGGCGAAAACGATTCTATATCCAAAGCGATTTTATCCGGTAGAGCGTTAAATAAAAATCGGGGACAAAATATATGGTTCATATGTACATAAACCAAATGAGGGACAGCGCTTAAACAACTTAATGAAGGGAAGAAACATGACAGATTATTCAGCAAAACATTGGGCGGAAAAAGCCCGCAAGCAGGCAAGCGGCACGATGGTCGAATGCCCCGACGGGTCGGCCAAGCATTGGGCTCAGGTAGCAGAAGCCACAGCTAGTTTAATAGGTGACCCGGCGAACCGTGACTTATCGAACTTGACCGATGAAGGGATGTCAAGATTATCAAACTTGCCTTTGTTCATGTCATTTAAAACGGGTCATATTTTAAACAATGCATCGTACGTTAACGGTCGACTGTTCAGTTGGTTATCGGGAGCTGTGTATACATCGGCGTATCAAGAATTAGTCAAAGAAATGACGGGAAGTACAACGGGACAGATAACAAGTCAGACTTTGTATGCGTGGGCGTCGGATGATGACTATGTTATTTATACTGAAACAATGACACCAACAAGTGATGCGGATTTGCGCAATGCCGACGGGACGGCTTATGTTTTTGACAGCACGACGTATCCAAAGTATTTTATTGATGGTGGAGTTGTTGAGGGTTATTTAAATGCGAAGTTCGAAGGCTTAGGCGAAGGGCTGGGACTTGTTCGGACGCAAGCTAAGGATATAACGATTATCGAAACGATTGCTGAACAAAAGACGCAAACGATAGCAGGCGTTACGATTACATATTACTTAACCGCTACGAACAAAAAAATATGCTTGCCCGACCAAGCGGATAATGTGGCGTCTTTGTATACGGCCACAGGTGCCGCAGATTTTTATTTGCTGAATACTGAAAATCAGCAATTTAAGTTGCCGCGCAGAAATGCACGTCGGTTGTTGCGGGCTTATAAAAGTAGCACAGATTGGTACAACCTATATTCGGATGGTTGGGTTGAACAGGGTGGAACGTCGCTGATTAGAATAAATGAAAACGTTGTATTCCCGCTTAGTTTTGTAAATACTGACTATACTTTGACAGCTCTGCCAATTGAAATGAACCCTAATGTGGGGTCAAACGACATCAGCTATAAAACAAAGTCAAACGCGAGTATTCGGCTTATTTTGCGTTTTAATGGTGGGGCACAAAGCGGTTTTAATTGCATGTGGCAAGCATCAGGCTATGCCGAGACGTCACTCATCCAAGACGAGATTGAATACGAATATTTTTTCGTTGGCAATACGGTTCAAAACCAAACGTCTATCGATGTGGGACAAATAACTCAAACCCTAACCGGCAAAGCGGATGTTGATTTATCGAACGCCGTACCCGCGAAATCCTTTACAAGTCAGAGTGCCGCTTGGGCGATGCCAAGTAATGAATACTTGAATTTAACTATTGAAGCAGGTTCAGAGTATACATGTCCGGCGAATGGCTATTTTTGCGTTAGCAAAACGAGTAATGCTTCAAACCAATATTTTTTCCTTAAGAATAACACAACAGGAATTAAAGTCGGCGAATTTGCCTCTAATTGGTCAGGCCAAAATATTTCGCTATTTGTTCCGGCAAAACAAGGAGATGTTTGTTATTGGGGTGGTACATTTGGCGGCTCGACTATTTATGCAAGATTTTATTATGCACAAGGAGAAATATAAATGACAGATATTAACACAAGCGATGGTGCCCTTTTGGAAGCTTTAAATAATAAAGCTGACTTAGATTTAAATAATGCCAGCCCTGGTCAAGCGTTTACAAGTCAAAGTGCCGGTTGGGCAATGCCAAGCGATGAATATATTCAAACGTCATTTATTAAGTCAGCTGTTGGTTCTTACACATGGGTGGCTCCTGCAGACGGATATTTTTCGTTTACCGGCGTTTGTTCTACAAGCGGTTCGACAGTTGTTATGTACGTAGATAATATCATTGTTGAAAAACACAGTTCAGCCGGTCATAATTTTAGTTTATGTTGGCCGTTTAAAAAGGGTAAAACCGTAAAAGTGAGTGTTCTTACTGATGCCCTTTACGCCATTACGACTCAAACGTTTTTTTATGCAGAAGGAGCGATATAATGACAACGTATTACGAATTATTACAAGATAACACAATCGGGCGTTCAAGCCCAAGCGAAAAAGTAGCAGCATCTATGGGATTAACCTTAACGACAGACCAAGAAATCGTTTATGGATATGATGGCAAAAGGTATTTTAAAGGCGAAGAACCCGCAGCTCCTGAACCGTCATATGCGGAACAACGCGCTGCGGCATATCCGACGGATGAGGAACAATTGGATATGCTGTACCATGACATTGACGATGGTTTACTTGGTGAGGCAGCTAAGGACTCGCGTTTTTATTTAGCACGCAAAGCCGTGAAAGAAAAGTTTTTGAAGGAGGGTGAAAAATGACAAATTATTACAGTGCAAAACATTGGGCAGAAAAAGCTCGTAAGCAGGCAACAGGAACAATTGCCGAATGTCCCGAAGGTTCAGCAAAACATTGGGCAGAAATTGCCGAAGTATATGCTCAAAGGGCAAGTACAGGATTGCCGGAACAATCAGCTGTGACATATGGTAAATTTTTACAATCGGATGAAAATGGAGCAAGATGGAATGCTGTTATTCTGCCGACAATTACTTATTGGGGTGAGGAATAATGTTTGTTAAGCGTGCAATTCAGGCAGGTAATTTTAAGGCCGATTATTTGATTGTTGGAAATCCAACCATTACCAATGACGGTATTGTGAGCGAATTTAGCGCGAATGATTATTTGGAAATATCAAAATTTCCGACGGGCGTGACTAATTTGGAAATGGTGTGGAAAGTTAAATTTAGTTCAGTAAGTTATCCACAATTTTTTTACAACTCCGCGCCATACTATTCTTGTTTAATTGGTACTGTATCGGGTAAATTGGGATTCTGGCTTTCAAATAATACAACTTCGTGGGATATTGTTGAAAATGCTGCGGGTATAACGCCTTTGTTAACTGACACGTGGTATTATGTAAAATTTACTTACGATGGCCAAACTTACAAACTTTATCAATCAACTGATAACAGCAATTGGAATTTGGAATCAAGTCTTGTGTCAACAAAAACAATTGGGGTCAATTATGATGCAGGTCGAATCGGGCACGGTTTCAATATTTATCCAGCTTCAAACACAACCGTCGATTTAAAAGAATCTTATATTAAGATTGGCGGAGCGTATTTTTGGACCGGATTTTATACGAAAGATGTTGAAATTAACACAGGACAATATGCTTTAATGAAAAAAGGAATCCTTCATCACGCTGGCGATTTTAAAAGCGGGTCGTATACAGTTGCGGGTACTCCGACAATTACAAGTGGCGGCATCGCGAGCGGGTTCAGTACAAGTAATTATTTAAAATTGCCAACAAGTGCGCGCAATAAATATGCAACGTATTATTTCAAATTCACCACGGGTAGTTTAAGTACATCGCAAGTTATTTTACATTGTGAGAATTTTGTTAATTTAGAATTAACTACAGCAGGTCTATTTAGGGTGTATTCTTGGACTAATCAGGAAACGTGGACTGCATATAGTGGGGTGACGGCAAATACAACATATTGGGTAAAAATTGTTTGTACTGGTACTGGAAAAACTTACTATTTTTCAACGGACGGCGAAACTTATACGGATAGTTTTGTTTTAAGTGATACATCGATGAATGCGTCATCTTCATCTGACTTTAGATTGGGACTAAGTTCTTACAATTCAAGTGCTCCTTATCTCGGAACAATAGATTTAAAAGAATGTTATGCGATCAATGACGCGGACGAGATAATTTGGGGAAATACATATATGGAAGACGTCCCATGCAACGAGCCTTACGCGATTACAACGCGCGATCGGAAGTACTTCAAAGAGATTACGACGGAAGGGGACACTTATTATTGTTATCAAAACCTCGACGGCAGTTCGTATTATTGGTATACGAAAGCTCCCGTCGAAATTGGTGCAGCGATACTATTAAAAAGTGATTACGGACTTGCAACGTCGGTGTCTGAATTACAAGACTCGGGTATTCCTGTTAAATCCCTTAGCGATTCAAATTATCTATACGTACTGGAAGGCGGTAACCCCGCTGTTAGATATTCGGCGGGGGATATAACAACCACAACGACTCAAATAACCGAAGGCACGGCGGACGATTACGATTATTACGAGGATAATACTAAGTCCTATATGATCAAGCGCACCCGAACGGTTTTCGTTCCTGCCCAAACGCTTTTGGACACTGACACGGCGGGTACATATACGCTTGACTTGGAAGCGGGCGATTATGAAATTGCCGTTGTCGGCGCTGGTGGTGGTGGTTCTAAGGCAACTAAAAACTCGCTTGGGGCGTCGGGTGGTTCGGGTGCAGCGTTCGTGGGCATCGTGACGCTCGCGGCGGGTTCTTATGAAATTG